GGAATCCGCCACTACTTTTGCACCCTGCGCCAACAAGAAAAATCCACCGCTAATCAAAGCAACTCCGGCACCCAACATCATGAATGCTTTAGCGGACGCAAGCATTTTCTTGGAGCTTGAAGCACTGCTTTTACCAACCGCATCCTGTCCTTTGGAAATTCTGAATAATTTTCCGGCAATTTTACTTACTCCAGCTCCGGCAAGTTTTAAGATTGCCCCCGTAAATCCTGCTACAATGGGTATAAAAGGTTTTACGATTTTAAAGCCTTTGTATCCAGCAATCAGTTTCGGAAGTTCAGCGATCACTCTCGCAATGATATCTGCGTGTTCTTCCAGGAATCCTGCAAATGCTTGGAGCGCATCCCCAGCTCCTTGAATCGCATCACGGAATCCGTTCACGCTCTCTGTGGAGCCAAATGCTGGAATAAGTTTTCCGAGTTCTTTTCGGATTGCTCCAAATGCATCCCCAAAAGCCCCAGAAACTTGAGAAGCCTCTTTTTTCAAGATTTTCCAATAGGACTCCAAGCGAATCATTGTTGCTGGAATCCAAGTCTGCAATCTGGAAAACACGCTTTCTACTTTTCCGTTAAATTGATTGATCGCATCCACAGCCTTACCTTTAACAAAAGAATCGTAAATGGACTGCATTCCGCTTGTCACCGTTGCTTCAAGGTTTCCCATTGCTCCTTCGAATGTCGTAACTGATTGCGCGGCTTCTCTTGCCATGTCTGTCATCCCAATGTTGTTCATCGCCTGCCCCAGAAGATCGGCTGTGATAGCTCCATCTTCCATCGCCTGCTTAAAATCCTCTCCTAAAACCGGATTCAATTTAATCAATTCTTTTCTTAATCCACCGGCAAGCTGTGGACTCGCATTGACGATCTGATTCCAATCCTGCGCATGCAAAGCGCCAGATGCCATCGCCTGTGAAAATGCAAGTGCAACACTACTAAACTCCTGTGCGCCGCCACCGAATACAGCAACTGCATTTCCGACGGATTCCGTTAATTTCTCTGCGTCTTTGACCCCATTTGCAGACAGAGATCCAAAGGTTGACATTACATCCTGCAAAGAAAAGACTGTTTTATCAGCATAGGTCTTTAACGTTCCCGTTGCACCTGCGATTCTCTGTATTTCATCCTCAGCGTATCCGCTAAACCTCATAGCCTGTTGGAGTTTCTGCATTGCATCCGATGTGTTGATCGTTTCTTTGGTTAACCCAGAAAGGCTTCCGGACACGACAGATACAGCTTTTTGTCCAATTGCCATCATTGCTCCAAAGCCAATTCCACCTATAAGTGTACTTTTTAACTCTTTGGCTGACTTTGTGGCTGCTCCGAAAACAGATTTGAACCCCTTATCCTGCGCAGATAATATCGCCTTAACCGAAAAAGTTTCCGCCATGCCATCACTCTCCTTTCATCATTCTGCCGATTATGTCTAATCTTTCGTTTTTCTTCTTGCGATTCTTCACACGATCTACTTCTTTTTCGTAATCAAAGAATTTTCTGAATCTCTGATACACTGGTTTCGACCTATTCTTTCCAACCTTTTTCTCTGCTTTTACAGCAAAATTTAAGAATGCCTGCAGATGATTTCGATAGTCCTTATCTACCTCTCTCAACCGTACAGCTTCCATGAGTAAGGTGTATTCCGGAATTGTCAGCCTGTCCACTTCTTCGAAACTCTTAAATCCAAGATACCGAAAACAATTCAAAGCTGCTTCTTTGTAGTATTCTTCAAAATCTACATCATCAGCTCTCTCTTCTTCGCTTCTTTCTATTCCATTCTCTGTTTCTCTTTCTCCACAGCGTCCACGATCTCGTCCGTAGCTTTTTTCGTAGCATTGGCACTCTTCAAGAAACCCATTACTGTTTCTGTAAGCTCATCAATATCTGTGTCCTCATCGTCGATATACTCATCCAAAAGACCTCTTGTCACTCTCGGATTCTGCCCTTTATTCGCAACATCAAGAATGTTTACCAACGCATCCGGATCACCATTTATTAAGTTCATAAGCGCATACCGGAATCCTACGTCTTTTTTTACTCCCGGCAATCCATCCACAGGCATATTTGTCTGCTTGTTGATTTCTCTCAAAAATCCCATTCCGAATTTAAACTGGTACACCTGTCCGTTAATTGTTAATTCCATCATATTTTTTACCTCCATTAAAAGAGAGCGGTTTTACCGCCCCCTATGTA